AAACGTGCCGCGCAAAAAAAACCTTAGTATTGAGCCGATTGCTTGCTATCGTAACAGCAAAACATATCGGGGGAGATGATGGCCGAGAAGAAAAAACAGAATCAGCCGAAGCATCACGCTGGGAAATCGCGACTAGCCTCCGCTATTCGTCGTCAGAAGATAATCAAGGCTATTGCCGAGGGGAAAACACAGAAACAAGCCGGAATTATAGCTGGATTAAATCCAAACAACGCAGAATCTCAAGTATGTAATATCCTCAAAGAACCTCAAGTTAAGGTAACCTTTAAGGATTTATTAGATAAGGTTGTACCTGATACAGTGTTGGCTAAGAAATATAATCAGCTCATGGAATCAAAGAAACATATTTTAGTGATGAATGATTGCGTGGAAGTGGACGATTGCCCGACACAACTCAAAACGGCCGATTCAATCAGTAAGCTCAAGGGCCATTTAACAGAGAGACACGATTTAAATTTCAATATTTCCAACCTAACTGATGAACAGTTACGAGAGCTGGCAGAAGGTAAGATGCCGAAGGATATTTAATGCAGGCAGCGGTATCAATCCCATTTCATATCAGGGCGCAGGCAGAAGCGGAATTACGAAAGCGCCGTGTTGCCCGTTATAATACAAGATTTCAAGACTGGCTGCCGATAGTCACGCCACGTTACACCTGGGACTGGAAGCACTTACAAGCGATTTATTCTAAACTGGATGACATTGTGACCGGGAAGATTAACCGGCTGATGATATTCATGCCCCCGCGCCATGGGAAAACGGAAGCTGTCACCGTGAGATTTCCGGCATGGATGGTTGAACGAGATCCAGCCTTCAGGTTCATCCTGGCGGCCTATAACTTTTCGTTATCGTCTAAATTTTCAAGAAAGATACAGCGCATTGTTAAAGCCCGCGGCGTCCCGCTTGAGCGCGAAGCCGTAGAGGATTGGGAAACATCGCAGGAAGGCGGCGTTCGTGCGGTTGGCGTCGGTTCTGGTGTCACTGGCCATGGAGCCAATGGAATCCTGATAGATGATCCGGTGAAATCACGCGAGGAAGCCTACAGCGCGACGTATCGCGAGAAGGTATGGGATTGGTACAGGGATGATCTTTATACGCGCCTTGAGCCTGGTGGGTTTATTATTTTAATTATGACACGCTGGCACCACGATGACCTGGCCGGGAGAATCTTGGCCGATGACAGTATTGCCCATGAATGGACGGTTTTAAAGTTGGCGGCATTTGCTGAGGCCAATGATCCGCTGGGAAGAAAAGAAGGCGCTGCCCTTTGCCCTGATCGTTACGACGAGGCCCAACTACAATCAATCAAGAATGTTATGAAGTCGGACTTTGAGAGTCTTTATCAGCAGAACCCCACAGCGGCAGCCGGTGAAGTATTTAAGCGGGATTGGTGGCAGTATTACAAGGTCAAACCACAATTCACAAGGGTTATCCAATCCTGGGACACGGCATTTAAGGACAAAACACAAAACGATCCGTCATGCTGTCTGACCTGGGGTGAGACAAGCACCGGTTATTACCTGATTGACAGGTGGATGGATAAGGTTACGTTCCCGGATCTTAAGAAAGCGGCCATCCAGCAGTACGATAAACATCGTCCATCGGTGGTGATTGTGGAAGATAAAGCCAGTGGCCAGAGTTTAATCCAGGAATTAAAGCGCATGACAAGTATTCCGGTTCTGCCGATTAAAGCTGATAAAGATAAGATCGCTAGGGCCAATGCGGTTACGCCGTTAGTGGAATCAGGTAGGGTTTATTTACCTGAAGGACTGCCATGGGTGATTGATTACGTTGACCAGATGTCCATATTCCCGGCAGGCGCACACGACGAGGATGTTGACGTTACGTCACAGGCCTTAACTTATATGGCCACGGGCAAGAAGTTCTTCGGCGACTGCGTATTCGAGGATTGAAATGACGGTAATTAAGAAAATCATTCATCCCTACGCTTACGAACTGCGCCAGGCGCGGCTTGACGAAGCGCACATCACGGGCCAACCGCTGATGGAAAGGCCATTCTATTACGAGAACATTGAGACGGGCGAGCAGTATTACGACATCCAAGCCTGCGTTGGCTGGCCAACGGAAGTCAGCGACAAGGACGAAGGGCGGCCCGGATACCTGGGAATTGTCGGTGTGATTAAAGATGATCAGCCGATTGAAGAACCGATATTCCGATTATTGGCTGAAGCGGAGAGCCGGAACATACCGACACTACTGATCACGATGCTGGCCATGCGGACACGTTACGGCTACGGACAGCACCCGACATTATTGACAACCTGGTGGGGCGATCAGGACAGATTTATTTCCACGATTGCACGATTCAATGAAAAACACAGAGGGAAAGAACTGATGATAGCGCCGCCGGTAGATTTCCAATTACCTACAAAGTTTGATGATTATGCAAGGTCTATGCAATCGACAATTTCAAAGGATATTGAGGTTAAGCGGTTCAAGTTTTCCGGACTGGATATTTTAAAGAACCGATTAAGAGAGTTTAAGAGAGACGAACCGGCAGTTATGGCGGTGGGCGGCTTGGTGCACACGCTATTGTTAAGCCATAACTGGATGGAGCAGGCACAGAACAACGTATTCAGCGTAGAGGAGGGAGTATGATCAAGATTTTAGCAGCGGTGGCGCTCGGCGTTTTACTGGCAATTATGAGCGTGTTGGTTGGCGGGTGGCTGGTATTTAAAACCCGCAACGCTCAGTTCGGTGAGGGATTTTTCACTGGAGTGCCCAAAGGCGAAGTCTTTTCTATGAAGGACGATCTGGATGCGGCCGACGAACCAACGCCGGAGAAAACAATCATGGACAGAACGAATGAATTTTTGAGGCAGTTAGGAGGATAAGATGGAAGGAATTAAAATTAAATGCCCAAATTGCCGGGAGATATGTTTCGAGACTACTGAAAAGTTCAGGCCGGATGTGACAGTCAACGGTTCAATGGTGCGAAAGCTGCCGAGAATCACATGGCACATTGACTGGCTATGTTCCGACGTGACGCCTGCGGCGCAAATGACGTGCCCGATGTGCGACGTGGGACAACTCGCGCCTTCGGGACGGTTGCTGTTAGTAGATCCGCCACAGGTAGAAACACCCGCACCCGTGGAAGAAGTCAAGCCAGAGGCAGCGCCAGAGGCTCCAAACCCGCTTATCTGCGACGTTTGCGGCAAGGAATGCAAGAATCAACTGGGATTAAACAGTCATAAGAGGAGCCATAAAAAATGATTAAAATCGTCTATACACCCGTAGGAATCGTCATTGGAGAGAAGGTCAACGCCGAAATGGGACTATTGGCCCTCAAAGAACCGCGGCTAATGAATATGGTCAAGAATGAAAACGGATCAGTCAAGATCAGTCTTATCCCATTGCTCGGCAATCCGAAGGGTTTCGAGATTGAACGCGGTTCTATGGCTTACGATTGCAATGAGGAAGGGATATTGAACGCATACAAAGAGAGCGTGACTGGATTGACGCTGGTAAATAATCCGATTTTAAATAGCGAGGGAAAAACAATTAACTAACAATTAACGGGCGTCCTTATGCTGATCACATAAGGATCTCAATGAGAACAAATTTACGGCACAGTAGGCAGCCTACACTTCTACTCGTCCGTGCTTTTTTTGTTGCCCAAAAGGGGAAGCAAGATGCTGAAAGAATGGAATTTATCAAAACTGCCGCCGAAAGGACATCCGGAAACTGGACAATTCGCTATGAGCTTGTTCGACGCGGCACGGCTGGAAAAGGAAAGACTGGGGAAACCTAGAGACTTTCTGAACAACTTTGCTCTTTACAAGGGGAAGCAGCCTGAAGCGCTCACTGGCCGGGCCGGATATACACGACAACAGAAGGTGTCCACGCCAATCAATCTGTATTTTGCTAACGTCGAAAGAACTGTCAGCAATATCACGGCGAGGAATCCTGTTGGTGAAGTAGTTGATCTCGACGGCAAGAACGAAATAGAACAGGAAGTCGGCATCTCAGCAGAGAACGTCCTGTCTATGGTCATTAAAAAGTGGTGGAAGGAAACTAATCAGCAGACTAAAATCAGATCATCCGCACGGCAAATGGAAATCTACGGTATCACGCCCGAAAGACCGTACTGGGACAAGGACAAAGACAGGCCGGACATTCAGCCAACAGATCCCTATTGCGTATTCCCGGCACCTGGAAACTGGGACAATATAGCAGAGGAAGCGCCGTATGTGTGTTTTGCGTACGTTGGTTATGTGTCGCTCATTGAAAGTTTTTACGGCGTGAAAGATATAGCAAAGGACGATGCCTATGACCTTTTAGGTCTCGTCCGAGAAAAATACAAGGGCGAAGGTTACGGAAGCAATGAACGCATTGGGAATTACTCTGATCCGATGACCGTTAAGCAAACCGGCGAAGCGGAAACAAAATCACTAGAGCGCTGCCTTGTAATTGAGCTATGGATTAGGGATACTAGCACCAAGACAGAAAAGATCACCAACCCGATTATCAATGATGGAATCCCGGCAATTGATCCACTGACAGGAGGTCAACTGTTTGAAGAAATAACAAGCACTGTACCGGTTTATAGAGACGGTATCCGAAAGATCACCATTACCAAGACGAAAGACGCCAAAATCAAGGGCGGGATTATTGTCCTGGATGACTCAGAGAACCCCAATCTTAATCCTGCGCTACCTGATGAACAGGCGAAAACAACTTACCCATGGGGCAAGCTGCCGATGTACTATGCCAACAGCTATCGGGACGGCGTTTCGATATGGGGGTTTGCAGCAGCCGAGCAGGTAGGCGACCTGATGAAGAAAATCAATCTGATTTTTTCCAAACTGATTGCTTATGTAATTAACGTCATGGCTCCGCCTCTCATCGTCCAAAAGAATTGCGGCATTACTAAAGAGATGATTGAAACCTCTATCACGAAATCAGGCAGATTAATTCTTATGCCCACAATTCCAAACGCCCGCATTGAATTTATGCAGATACCAAATTTGCCGCAGACGTTTTTTCAAGTATTGGATTTAATTGTCAAGTTTTTCGACAGGGTTTATCAGATCGAGGACGCCGATAGAGGACAAGCGCCAAAAGGAATTATCGCCGCCTCCGCGATTGTTGCCCTCCAGGAAAGAAACCAAATGCTTATGCAAACCAAAGTTGTGGCGATTGACTACCTGGCGGAAGAAAGAACGAAATGGGCCATAGGATTATACCAGAACTTCGGAACGCGGCCCGACACGGTGAATGTCGGAGATCAGCCAGTGCCGTTCAGCGGGACAGAATACGCCGGACGTAAATTCAATTACGTTGTGGAGAGTGGATCAACGACACCGCGAACCTCTTTACAGACACAGGAGCTGGCGTTTCAGTTGAGACAAACGGGAAATATCAGCCAGCGCGGATTACTGGAGGCGATTAATTGGCCAAACTATAAAGAGGAATTGGAGCGCACAGCGGAAAGCCAACTGGATCAAGCGTTACAGATTCTTATCGACGCAGGACTGCCGGAAGAACAAGCGGTTCAGTTGAGGGATTACTTAATGTCATCATCCATTCAGACACAGCAGAATCAGCAGGCGAAGATGCAGTCAGCACAACCGAAGCCGGGAACGCCGAGAGCGCAGCAGGGGCAGGTGATGTAAATGGCCAATATTATCCACGGTGATT